TCACTTTCACGCACGAACCTACAGTAGGAACAGCACCAGTCCCTATATACGAACCTAATCCAGATCAATAAGCAAGTAACAACCTACGATAAACCTCGGCTGTGGCGATACAGTCTTGGAGTGCGTCGTGAGCCTTTTCGTTCACGACGTTTACTTTTTGGCAGAGGTACTGTAGATTGTATTGTACAAATGTGATTTTCTCGCTACGGAAATCAGCCAAGTCACTGTGAAACGTTGCCGCGGGCATTGTGTCGCGATACAGCGGCGAGAATATATGCTCGAAAGAGTCGTCACCTAACCAGGCCATGATGTGAGCCCTATCGAAAGGCCAATTCTGTGCCAAAGGACTGATCCGCTTATAAAGGGCTAACTTGAGACGCTCGAACCAATCGTCCAACAAATCAGCAGCCGTAAATTGGTCGATGGCCCGTTGCTGCCTTCTAGCAAACTCGGCTCGCGGCATTTTGATGGCTTTCGGCTCGATACGTTCGGGATATTCGACTTTAATGTCCGTGACAAATGGCATTATGCCTTTTGACGGTTTGATTCGAGAATCAAGTGGTAATATCGCTACCTGATGTATCTCATGAAAACCTGGACGCAATCCCGTTGTTTCAACATCAACGGCGCATAGCTGATTCCCGTTCAGATGAACCATTCCTCTACTCATTGTTACCTCCCTCTTCGTAAATATCTTGGTATTTCTTTAAGAATTTTCGGGTTATTCTCGACGTGTGCGACTAAAAGATTACAAGTAGAACAAAGTAATCCTCTAACTTTGCCTGTTGTATGGTTGTGATCGACCGCTAATCGTTTAACCCTAACACCACACTTAATAATTTCAAGTTTCCCGCAAATGGTACAAACGTTATTTTGTGATTCCAATATCAATTCATATTGTTTAACTGTTAAGTTATACCGTTGCTGTAATTGTATTTGCCTTCCTTTTCCTTTGGCACAATGTCTACACCAAGAACCTAAACCGTCCTTACTACCGCTATTAAAATGAAATTCATCTTGACGTTTTATTTGGCTGCACTTGCGACACTTCTTTGTCTTAGGGAGATATATCATTTTACCGTAAAGAGCCGTTCGGTGGTGATTTTAGAATCAACGCCCTGCATCGAATAGTGTTCGGCTTCCCAAATGGTATCAAAATCATTGGGCGCCTCATACTCTGAGACGATAACAGTATTTTCCTTCGACCATTTTCTTACGACTTGCCAGAACATCTGCGTATCGAAAATTCCACTGGAGTAATTTTCAGTGCCGCGGTATGGTGGATCGCAGTAGATCACCTCACCCTGCGGATGGATATTACGGTAGTTCGTGTGCGAAAAAGTAACGTGTTTAAGGTTCTTGTGTTTCTTCAATAAAGACTCTTTTGCCTCTAGGCAAAAGTTTCTACCGCCGCCTCGACTGTAACCTGCGAACCACTTCCCTCCCCAGGAACAAGCAAAACCTACGAAACCAACTTCGTGGTCGCGTCGCCCGTCTTTCCACTGTTGATGTAACTCATTGTATTCCTCTTCGCTTACAAAATCAGGTGGCTCCCAGCTACCTTCTTGTAATGCTCGGTGCAACATAATTAAAGGCTCATGGATATCTGAACTCATTACACAATAGTTAAGTGGGAAATACTGTGTAATCCAGCCGGCACCACAAAAAGGCTCTCGGATAGTTTGGCCAAGCGTGCATTTACTCCGGACAACACGGGCAATATCCTCACCATATCTCGATTTACCGCCTAAGTACCTCAAGGTTCTTCCTTCTTGTCGGCTACGTAAGTATTGCATATTGGTTCTCGTTTGATGCAGTGGCTAAATTTCGCAATCATTTCGCCCAATGCTGTGAGTTGCGGATAATAAGTGTAACTCGCTGCGCAGTACACGGGATTAGTTGGCAATAACACTATATGCGCCTGAGCGTTGAAATCTGCCGTAAATCGAATACCGGGCGCGGGGCCGCCAACAGTGAGACCAATTAGCGGTGGCTCTTTTTTCGGTTTCTTTTTCTTTTTCTTAGTCATCTTCGGTTTCTGTTTCTTGATTTTGAAATCCGAAAATGGTGCGGACTTCAGTTTGTGCAAAAGTATAGAAAGCGCACTTTTCGACTAGAATACCAAAACTTTTAAGTTCACGCTTACACTTCGCGGTTAAATCATCGGTAACTTGGTCGAGTAGTTTTGTACGTAAGTCTAAATAACTGAATTTGCTACATGTCTTTACAAGAGCCCCTTGACTGATATCATTAACAGTGGAATCAACATCCCAATTCTTTTCACCAATCGCTGCGATAATACTATTGATTCGGTAAACAACAAACATACCAATTGAAATTTTAATACCATCGCTGGATTCAATTGTTTGTATTGGCGATTTATTTGTTTGCCTAGCTACAACCATGATTTCCCAATCGGTAATAAGAGGCCAAATCCAACGCCAACCGGGTTTCATTTCTATAACTTTCTTACCTAAACGCCAAGCGACACCTCGATGTGTAGCTCGTATTATAATTGGTCGCGGTATGAATTTAAGAATAGCGTTAAATAGAAACAATCGCCAAGTAAAATTCATGTTAATTTATTACCTACACATTACGGATTAAATCCTTGGCGATTGTTTCTGCCCAATAATTCAAATCTTGCAATGTACCATTGTTGGCGACGACGTAATCCCAATTTTCCCAGTCGTCTAAATCTACCTCGGCAGGGTCAGTCCCTTGTGGGAGGCCATCACGATTGATTTTGACGAGAAGACCATCATATTCAACTATAGCACGGGCTTCGTTTGGAAAACGAAGATCAGTAATGATTAGAATATCAGCCGATACACCTTGGAGTGCAAAGTCGATCCATGTTCTCTCGTAGACCTCTCGCATTTTGTTGCCGACTTGAATCCAAATTTCTCGTGGCGAGAGTCCTATTTTCGGGAGTACTACTTCTTTCTCGTCGCGATGCGACTCGTAATAAATCGCCGGTTGCAGACCGGCCCACTTGTAGAGTTGGTGACAAACATCCTTGAGTTTCGCTGCGAACGAAATCTGTTTGACTTTGATATGGTTTGCATTGATTTTCAGATAGGTACTCAGGAATTTGCCCGCAGTATCTTTGCCGGACCCTTTCTTGTACCCAAAAGCGATTATCTGCATGTTTCACCTTTCTCTCTTTTGATTACAACATGAGCCCGGTCTAATATATCTTGAATAGTGAGATATTCATCTGCGGTTTCCCACGATTTTGATGGGTCACACTTATATTCGATGATGTCAACAAGAATCTCGAGAATATCTAACGTAAGAGTCTCAGTAAATCCCATCTGTGCAGTCTTTTCCCGAACATTCATTTCGACAGCACTATACGTCTTTGGCAACGGCTCCGTAGCTCCACACACCGACAGTCTCCTTTACTTGAAGTTGTTTTGCTTTCTGAACGTTAAGATGCACCCCTACGAATTCGTCTTTACCGAATTCGATATGTTGACTAAAACCATTGTCAAAAGCGTGCGCAAGCTGCCTCCGCTCTTGTAGGCTCAGTTGGTCAAGTTTCTCTTTAATACTCATACTATTCGGCTTCGCGGACTAGTTTGTTGTCGTGCGTGAAGTACTTAGATTTGACCGGAGCATTCGGGTCGGGTTCTGTGAAAGATATATTTCCAACATAAAATTTCGCACCGTCTTCGAGCATTCGACCTTTCGGGTATGTTGAAATTAACTCACGACCAAACTTGATTTTACTCCATTCGTGAACTTCCCCTGCGTCTAACCACTCAGTAAACTTTGCGTATAGTGTAGCGTATAACACCTTCTCACCGGGAGCGTCAAACGTAACGTCGTCAAGGAACACTTCGAGAGATGTTCTGTTACTCTGACCAGTTTGTATTTTGATATCACTATCAATTACAGGAACATTAAGCCTGTCTAATGACGAAGGTATCTCTATGTTGAGTAGCGAACCTAAGAATGCCGGTGCCTCTTGTTCGAGTTGTGCCTTAAGTTGGTCAGGCATTAACATTTCTGACAGATCGAAAGGCGGTACGTGAATCATCGTGATTCTAGTATCGCCAGGGAAGATCGGGCACTCGTTAAAATCGTTACCCGTCTGTACGAAATGCACTGAATTTTCAACTTGATACGGTGTTCGACCTTTGTGGTGAATGAGCATCGTCCGGGAAGTGACCCAGTCTTTAATACGGTTCCGCGCATGGATGCTTTTTTGTAGGTTCGTTTCCTCTACGGCACAGAGTATTGCGTTTTCTAATTCGCCGTTGAATCCTGCACCAGAAATGATAGACAAATCAGCGCGAATATACCCGCATGTCATTAACATACCGATAGAGTCGTGGAACGTAGTTTTCCCGGTACGTTCTTCCTTGGAATAGAAGAATAGATACGGTAGCGGACGTTTCGGGAACTGAAAGAGAGAAGCAACCCAGATCCTAAGATAATCGGCACCGTTCTGAATGTTATTGGCTCGACACCAACCATTCCCTGTGATTGCCATATCGAGACCCTTACCGCAGTGTGCTAAGATCCTATCCCAAGTCGGGTGCTTGTAAGGTTCCTCTTCCTGCGGATGGAAACGGAGTTGTGGTGCATTCCGGTTCCACTTACGGCCGCCAGGGAATTCCTCCTGGAACGGCTCGGTGGTCAACGTCCACCCCTCGAAGACACATTTACCAAGTATGATATCGAGATCACGGTTATTAATCGAGAGAGCTTTCAACGCCAAACGGATGTTCGTGTACGGCTCGATACGCCACTCACTACCAGCACGGAGTACCCAACCAAAGTCGGTGCCCGCGACAGTAACTAAGTGCCGTACGACATTGTCGTAACTAAGAATCTCGGACTCGCCCGGTTGTTGTAATCGGGCGTTGAAAATACGCTTCCAATATCCTTTGTCAACGTGCCAGCCCCGCATGTCGTTTGGGGAATCAGTTGGCTCTTGTTTCACGTAGACGACAAGGCGACCGTCTTTGTGGCCTTTCAATTGTGTCGGACGCCCCAAAGCCCATTCGGGTAAATTAAGCAGCGCCCCAAGACTCTTGGCCGCTACAACTGCTTGACGTGCGGTAGCAAACTGGAAGCCGCCCTTCTCGTCTTCGGTGCCTTCGTGCGAACGTGCGGCTACATCGAGCGTGGAATCTCGATTATAGTAACACATTGTCCAACCACTGCCGTCCTGATCCCAGTTTGGAGTTTCTTCTACGCCTTGGGTGTACCGACGGAGTACCCATGACCCTGATGGCCGTTCCAAAGGGTAGCAGAAAACATTGTGGTCGGCGCCTTGGTCGCTCCCAGTAGCGATAGTGCTGAAAATTCCCCGCAGCCCCAGTTCCTTATGGGCCATTTTAAGATCGTGTGTGTGGGCCACAAGCATGTAATGGTCTTGATCCCACCAGTGCTGTGCTTTTTGTTTGTCTAAATACGCGAGTAGTTTCTTATGTTGGTCGTCGAGTTTAATGCGGGGTCGTTGACCCGTCATTTCCTCGAATGTTGTTATGTCGTTGTCGTCAATATATCTTGGCTGATTCTTCTTTCTCTTTCCGCGAATAACGTCAACATGGTCTTTCCAATTTACTGGAATGTCTTCAAGGATACAACCCTGTTTGATGAGTTCCAATCCGCGGTTAGCTTTGGACATCTTCCGATGCCAAACCCAGAAGTTGCCGCCGGCCGCATCCACTTTGCTCTCAAAATCAAAACCGGTAACGGAGGCCATCTTACCGAGAATTGCCCGGCCTAATGCCGCGTGCTCGGTATGTGTCTTGGTGTGTATGTTGTCCACGAAGACATAAAGGTGGAGCCCGTTTCCAGAGGTGGAACGTCGAACCGTGACCCAAGGGAGTTCACAAGCCGCTGACTTAACGGCCTCTAACTCCAGATCACTAAGTTTGGATGTATGTTGGACAGAGTGCCCAGAAATGGCGTCGAAATCGAAGCCAACATAGATAGATTCTCTTTTTTCCCAGTTCCAACCAGTAAGCCCAATACCTTCGACGTGCTCCGCGAGATCATATTTGATTTCAGAATCATTGTACTCAGGAGCAGAACTAGCTTTCCACGGAATACGGAAGGACTTCCATTGTTGGATACCGTTGGAGTATGAGTGCCAAGTCCGTCCGCGAAATCCCTCAGAGGAGATACGATCGCCCCCATCTTGGGCGACGTTGACTTGCACCTCCATACCATAATGGTACAGAGCGGCAAGATCGGGGTGCGTGGCAACCGTTAAGAAGTTCTTAATGGCTTCCGTCTTGGTAGGTTGTTTAGACATTCGACGCTATTGTTAGAGTGCCTTTTCCGTCGGCAATAGCGCCTTCAAGATTTTGATACAATATCAGATCGAGAATGATTCCAGTATCAAAACTAATAAATTGATTTCAACATCAAAGTCGAGACACTCCCAAAATCATATCATTATGCTTCGCAGGAAAATCCCGCGACAAGTAAACTATGCTAAAACGGTTTATATAGTGCAACAATTCCACAAGTCTATATGGCGCGAGGAGTTACGTGAATACGCCAAACAGCCCGGCCCCTATTCCCACTAGGCGCTTTTTCCTATTGTATTTTATATGCAGACTGAAATAATAGTAGGAGTAGTATAGCTGTAAGCTATTGTAACGCAAGGAGTTATGGCGATAACCCTATTGAGGAGTTGTAATACGCCAGAAGGAGGGGAAAGCGGTTTCGGCGCGGGCGCCGCGCGAAGAAGAAGAAGGAACCGCGCGCATTAAGTGTACGCTATACCCCTTGGAGCTATTTAATGCGCGCGGTTCCTTCTTTTTCTTCGCGCGGGAGAATTGTTACACTATTTCTCCAGGTTTCGCGTAGTTTACTTGTGCGCGGGTTCCCTGGTCATTTTGGCGAATGATATGATTTTGTGAGCCTGCTACTAACATCCTTTTTCACTTACA